GAATATTACCCAGCCTCAACCGGCTATCATGGCATGGGTATTCAGCCACGCAATGGAGCAAGTAGATATAGCGATCTTTCAGCAGGGATAGGGCATGGGCAATCTCGGCCAATGTAGAACCGCCTACACTCAGGACGATGGGCACATCAGGATCGGTCATCTCTACAACGGCCCTGATAAAAGCCCCGTTGCGGGCATTGCACGAGGCGATTTTGTAGAGTGGCAAGTCAAATTGAACCAGAAACTCCAGTGATGGCACATCCTGGGCCGTAGCGAACCAGCCGATCCCAACCTCATCGCACTTGGCGTCTATGCGCCTGAAATCATCTTCGGAGAACTCGAACATTCTCCGGTACTCTCCCCACGTGTGCCCGAATGGACTGTCATACGGTTGGGCCAGCTTCTCTGGGGTGTAGAAGCTGGCCACGTCCTTACGGTGAAGCTTGACAAAATCGCAACCAATCTCGGCGGCCACTTCTATCATTCTCATGGCCAGATTCAACGATCCGAGATGGTTGACGCAAAGCTCTGCAACGAAGAGGGTCATGGGCTTGTCCTTTTGCGCCTTACGATGGCCATGCCAAAGTCGCCCGGTCTGTCCTGGAAAAACGGCGTCACCTCAAACACATTCGGGTTAACCGCATCCAGCACAGTACAGGGGCCTGGGTGAATGTTAGTATCATGGAAGACAGCTATCCCATGGGGTGCAAGAAACTCAGTATACTGCCAGTCGTTGAGGACCTGGGATACCGAATGGTCACCGTCAATGTGGAGCAGGTCAATGCCCGGCGTTTGGCCAACACCAAGCTCAATCAGCTTATCAATAATTGCTACTTTGCTTCTGGAGTCTATACCAAGCAGGTAGTGAACATGGAAAGATGAGAGCGGTACTACCTTCTTGTCTGGATCAATATCCACACCAAGGTATATCACACTAGCTGCCTTTAGCTGTGCAAGGATACAAGTTGAGGTATTCTCAAATGGCCTCGTTGGTGAAGTCTTGGCAACCCCGATTTCCAAAATGCAGCCTGTTGCCCCATCCAGATCAAGCCCAAGCTCATAGAGCAGGCCGTGAAGCAACTGCCGGTTGGCGATAGAGTAATACTGGTCTGGCGTTGTCTTGTCTGTGACCAGGGAATGGAATGGCTCAATGAAGTCGGCGCGGTCGCTGTACTCTGGCTCGATGCTGGGCCGATACAGCAGGCCGGGGATGTCAGTCGGGTAGTGGGTTACGGGGTAATGTCTATTGAGCATTCAGCATTTCCCCTTTCGTCTTTTTGCAATCTGATATTCTGGGCTTCGTTCTTGAGTGCCATGCACAAAAGCACATAATGCGGATCGTTCTCGGTGTCAGGTACTTGTGAATACCATTCAACCGCATTGTCTAATATGGCTGCACATGCCTCCCGCTCTATTACTATGCCCGCCAGCCACCCTGCGTACCAGGCATTGAACAAATCTAGCCAATCGTTTTCATCAAGCTGCTGGCCAATCTTGCCATAGCGATCCGTAAACGCCTTGACGATGCGGTGGGGAACTTGCTTGATCTCGATTTCATCTGGCATCGCATTACTCCTAAATCCTGACTATGCACGAACCGATCACAGGAATGAGTGCAAACAGTATGATGGTAGCCCAGAACATCAGGCGGTCATTCTGCCTCATCTGGCCTCACCCCTACCGTCTTTTCGATGAGCATCTCCCTGGAGATCATCTCCTGGATCTGCGTGCCCATCGGAATGCCGGTCTCGGCCCGGCGATGGCGCAGCCAGGCGATCTGGTTAGGCGGCAACTTCAATGAAAACGCCTTGAACTTCTCCCCAGGTGGTAGGGGAGGGCGTCCGCGTGGTGTGTACTGTGGTTTGGGTTCCGTCATTTTTTGTCCTTTCTTGTGTGATTGCCAATGCTTGTCTGCATTGGCCCAACATGACCATATCTTTCCGCCGCAAATTGGGCAGATATGACGACGGCCTGCAAATTGGTCTGTTAGATCGTATGGCATGAATTTGATATAATCTCGTTGTCCAAATGTATATTGTTGTTTTGACATTTCAAGTAGAATTCAACCAAGGGCTACTTTTCAAGGTGCAGGATGCCAGTTCTCATCCACTGTCGCCAGACCTTTTAGCTGGTGCAACCTGCATGTTGGCGCGAGCCAGTCTTTCACCTGGCCTGTGGCGGTTTTCTTTTCCACTGGTACAAGTTCCCAGTTTCTAGCCGCGACCAAGGTCAGTCCCATTCATACCCAAGACTAGTCGGTATGTTTTAGGCGAACGTTCGATGGTCCGTACATTTAAGACTGCCGCCCTCGCCGTCCAGGTTATTCACCTGGCTCCACACGCCGCCACAACCTGCCGCGCCTGGTTTTACGTCGAGTGTCCTCGACAAGCGTGTCATAAGCGCCACGCCGCCGCGCCATTCGCCAATGAGTAAGATGCCCGCATATCACCGACCCTATTGTCAGAACGGCCTGTCCAGATGCCTCTCTCTGGCCTTCCCATCTCCTTACCGTCGTGACATTTTCATTATACACCATAAATCCCGTTGTGTCAAGCGTTTTCAACGGGATTTTACCGATAAAACAAAATTGTAACCGTTTGGGTAATGATAATTCCACTACATAGATATACACCAACCATGCCCAACATTCGCCAGAACTCTCTCCATAAATTGCTTTCTATCCGCTAGAATACAGACCAATCCGCCAGCAGAAGTCAGTACAAGCCGCCATTCCTATAGGGGCTTATCTTACAATGTTGCAATCTCTCACGATAGGAATAGTGGCAAATTCCTCACTACCTGCCGCTCTACCCACTGATAGGTTTTGGCCATTCCATCTTCCAGCGAGACCTGCGGTTCGTAGCCCAGTACCTGCCGCATGATGGTCAGATCGGCATTGCGCGATCTAACTCCTTGCGGCCCACCTACGTGAACTTTCTCTATCCCTATCCCCGCCGCGCTGGCCGCGATGTCGTACATCTCATCTACAGAGACCAGCCGATCTGTGCCGATGTTGAGCGGTTCGCGGTAGTCGCTCTCCATCAGCCCAAGCACCATCTCCAGGCAGTCGTCGATATAGCAGAACGAGCGGGTAGCCAGGCCATCGCCCCAGATCTCTATTTGATGTGAATGTGTCAGCTTTGCCACGGCCACCTTGCGACAGGCTGCCGCCGGGAGCTTTTCGCGCCCGCCAGTCCAGTCTCCTTCCGGGCCATAGACGTTGTGGAAGCGGGCGATTCTGGCTTCTGTCCCGTGCTCCTGGGCCAGATACAGAAATACATCTTCCCCAAACAGCTTCTCGGAACCATAGGCCGTATCGGGTCGACCGCGCCAGGCATCGCACTCCTTGAGCGGGTTGACCCGTTCGACCATTTGCAGGCATTCGGGATAGACGCACGCGCTACTGCTGAAGAAGACCTTGTCCAGCCCGTGCATACAGGCGGCACGGGCGGTATTGAGGTTGATACGGGCGTTATTGCGCAGGATGTCGCAATGGTTGGACGAGATGAATCCCGCGCCGCCCATATCAGCGGCGAGGGCAAACACGGTGTCCGTGTTACCGAGTGCCTCCCATGCCGACCGCTCGTGACGCAAGTCCAGGATCAAAAACTCATCTGCTGCCGTCTCCGACCATTCTGGCCTTTTCAGATCCACGCCACGCACCCAGTACCCATCTCGCTTCAGCCGCCGCGTGAGATGGCTGCCGATGAACCCACCTGCACCGGTGACCGCGATTCGTTCCATCAGCCTACCCCTATCTTGATGAGCTGTATTCCCTTCGGTACATGTTCCACGATATTCCAGCAGTCGATCACGATCTGGTTCTGGAATGGCAAGATACCAAATTCCGGATAGGGCAGCATGATGACGACGACGTGTGCCCCGTCTATGGCAGTCTCTGCCGACCGGCCCTCTATCATCGGATCGTGAGCGACGACGGTGAAAGATTCCTCCACCAGCCGCTCTATCAATGCCATGGATGGTGAGTCCTCGGTGATGTGTGTGCCTGCTTTGTAGGCCAGGCCCAGGATGGCCACACAATCTCCCCGCTTGGCTACTTTCTTGACTTCTTGGACGATGCGCTCTATGCCATATTCATTGAGCTGATGAATCGCATCTGGCAGGGCGGCAGGCATCCATAGATTCCTGGCATAGGCCGATAGCGCCCGGTTGTCCCGTGGAAAGCATGGCCCGCCAAACGGGGGACCGGGCCGCAAGTACTTGGAACTGATGCGTGAATCCAGACCGAGAAAGTTCATTACGTCATGAGAATTAGTATGTGGCACACTACGGCATAGCCAGCCAATGAAATTGGCGAAGCCGATCTTCGTGGTCAAAAAGCAGTTGAGTGCCAGCTTGGCTATCTCTGCCGTGGCGGCGTTCATGGTGGCGATGGGTGGATCGTTCTCGCAGACTCGCCGGTAGATGTCTGCCAGCGTCGCCGCCGCCAGTGGGTCCTCGCTGCCGATGAGCACGGCATCCGGCCTGAGTAGCCCATTGATGACGTTGCCCAGGGCGATGAACTCCGGGCTATAGCACAACCCGAAGTCACGCCCACATACTGCCCCGCAACTTTCCAATGCATCCTTGATAGGCCCCATCGTCGATCCCGGCATGACCGTCGAGGTGATGACGATCAGATGATAGGTATCTGACCACGACATGCCTTCTGCAATATCGTGGCAGGCGGCGATCACATAGTCATTGCTGAATCGCCCGTCGGGACCCGACGGCGTGGGGACGATGACGAACGTCGCCTGGGTAGAAGCCACTGCCTCGGCGGTGTCTGTCGTCGCCGCCAAATCTACCCTGGCCTTTCCGATAAGTTCTTGCAGCCCCGGTTCCCGCACTGGAGCCAGGCCGTCGTTGAGGGCATCAACGTTCGCGCTGGCTTTGTCCGCGCCGATGACCTTGAATCCACGAGACGCCAAGACGGCAGCCAGTGGCGAGCCAAGCTTGCCCAGGCCGATGACGGATATGGTGTCGATCATAGTCGCTCTCCTTTTTAGTTGTCTAGTAGCACGGCTTAAGAAGCGCCGCCGCCACGCCCTTGAAGAAAGTGCCCAGCACTGCACCCACTGCCGCCAACAGCCAGTCGGGGAGCACCGCGCCCGTTCCCGCCATGTAAAGCGCGGATCCGACGATGGCCGCTGCAAGGACGTATTTAGTCACATCCTGCCAGTTCACTTCTTGAGCGCGAAAGACCATCATGGAGTTGGGGAAATACATCCCCAGAATTGCACCGACCCCGATCACGAGCCAATTCGGCGTCACGATTCCCGTGACAGCCATGTAGAGAGATGCGCAGACGATCACCACTGCCAATACGTGTTTGCCGATGTCTTGCCAAGTCATTTTGTTGCCTCCTGTTGTTGTGGAACTGGTTGCCTGATCGATGCGATCAGGTCATCAAAAGTCACGCCCTGCCTATCGTGCAGGTAGAGCCCCATGATCATGCCAATGCCAGCCATTCTCTCGCTGGCGGTATTGAGTATGGCCGCCATCCTATCCATCTGGTCGGCCTGCCGCAAGCTGCTTTCCTCTTGCCAGGCCGCCGTCTTGTCCATCACTTCCACGGCATCTCTGACAGCAGTCACGGCGACGGTGACAAATCGCTCGATGTGGCTGTCCCGTTCGCGCATGGCTGTGAGATGGTGCTCTTGCTGGAGCAGAAGCCGGTCCACAAAGCCATTGGCCTTTTCCCCGTCGCCAAGGATCCGCTCCCACGCCCGCCGTTCTAATTCTGCTTGTGTCTTCGCCTTTTCGCCTTCCAGGTCGGCCTCGGTCTCTGCCCGTTTCGTCCTTGTCTCTAGCCAGCGTCGAACAGCATCCTTGATGCTGTCCTTGAACAAACTTACTAGCACCAGGATGATAGTGGCCACACTCAGGCCGTGCTGTCCGATGAATGCCCCAATCTCATCCACCGCCAGGTTCCTCTTTGTCAGAATCCTTTTCCATCTCGCGCCCCATCTCTTCCCCGACTGCCCGCCGCTGGAATGCCTGAAACGCCTGGAGGCAAAGCTGGGCCGCTAATGCGGGTGGGATGTCGCCGCCGGTGATGAGGTTGACACTGCCATCTTCTTGTAAGACAACCGTCAGGGTTCTTGGCATTTCAATGCTCCTTTAGCATCCTCACTTCTTTTTCAAGTTCCAATATACAGCCATGCAAGAATCCAACGTACTCGTTCAGGCTGTAGCCTACGACGTTGCCGGTAGCATCACGGCTTACCGCGCCCGGCAATTCACGCTCCAGGATCGGATCGTCGGCAACCAGCCCGACGTGACGACGCTGCCACCTCGGCAGCCCCCGTCGCTGTTCCCGCAACCTGTCCCGCTCTGCCGCTATCCATAGCTTGATGTCCCTTCTACGAAGTTTTTTCTCGGTCAGAAGATCCTCTTCGTCGCCCGCGTCGATCCGCTCCATCGCGGTACGGGCATCTATGAACGGCTCTGTGCCGGTGAGGACTATACCAAAATTGCGCTCTGCCGCCCGGATCAGCTCTTCTGTAGAGACGAACGGAACGCGGCGATAGTCGTACAGCGGAATGGCCCTCAGCTTGCGCAAAAAGTCACCCGTCGAGACAGGTCGTATGTCCCCCTTCCACTTTGCCAGGCTGTGGTTATCATAGCCATCGGCAATCATGTTGCCGGAGCCTTGATTCACGTCGAGGATCTGGCCCGGTGCAGACGTACCAATGCCAACGTTACCTCCCGACAGGGCAATGATGCGCGGGGCCAGTGAGCCAGCACTTGCCGTGTAGAAAGATATTTTCCCGCTGTTGTCCGCCCCATCGCGCTGGGTGGCGATGACACAGATCGTGTTTTCGACACCGGCGACATCTTCAATAACGTAGTTGGTATTTGCGCCAAAGCCGTCTACCATGTTATAGGCCGTCGTGACGTGGAGCTTGAACGCGGCTGATGCCGATCCGGTCGCGCCAACATACCGCTCGCACTCGACAGGAATTCCCGTATCGTAGACGTGGAGTTTGGTCGTCGGCGCATTGAGACCCATACCGACCTTCCCGTCAGAACCACGGATGAATAAGGCGTTTGGCTGCCCAATCCCCTCGACACGAAAGTCGATGTCTGCCCCGTCCTGGTTAATGGCGACCTCTCGCTGTGCATCCGTGCTGATGACGGTTAGATAGTCGTTGGCATCGCCGGCGTCTACGATGTGGAGAGCGTCGGCCAGGTTGTCCGGCACCCTGATGGTATTTTCACCCGTGGCGCTGGTGAATCGCAGATCCGCCCCGCCAACCGTGTACAGGTCTCCAGCGCCATCGTAATACCAGCCCTTGAGCGCCCCTGAATTGTTGATCGTGCCGTTGACCAGCGTCGGCCCAAAGAGATAGACCGTATCGGTGGCCGCAACCTGGATGTCGTAGGTTTCACCATCGTAGCGCCCGCCCTCAACTATCAGCGTACAACCATCGCCATCGGTGAGAATGGCATACCCATTGCCACCGTTCACCGTGGCTATGCCGTCACAATTCGTCAGCCGGTTGATATTTGCGCCGCTGATGCGATATGCACCGGCGTGTGCCGATCCGCCAGCGTTGGTGTTGTCCGCCAGGGCAATTACATCTCTGATTTCTGTCAGACTGCCATTGAGCCTGACGGCGTAGATGGCCGCCGCATTGGACTGCGAGTTGTTCACCCGAAGAGCAGACAGAAAGCAACTTGCATTGAGGGTCAACGTGATAGTCTGAGTCGTCGTCTGGAGAGTTGTCAGATCCCGGCTCAGGCCACTCAACGTCCCGAAGGCCAGCAGCGTCTGGTTGTCACAGGTATGCGTCTCTGGCGAGGCAAGAATCTGCTCGCTTGCGCCCAGGGCGGCAATAGCTGCCGCAATGGTGCTATAGCCAGCGCCCGCCGCCGCCGTGTCCACAGAAAGCCCAGCGGTGATAAATGGCCAGCCATATTGCGGGTGGTCGTCGTCTGCCAGCCCGGCCAGGTAACCGTGGTCTGCCGGTCGCCAGTAGTTTGTACCAGAAGCGGAGTATACCAGTACATTGCCTTCCGCTGGTGTGACATCGCTTAGAATCGGATCGCCATAAATCCCAACTACGAGCGGATCGGGATAAGTCCCGGTCAAGTCGCCGCCCGCCGCCCCGACCGGCGGGTATCCTGATGGCAATGGCATGGGCTGCCAGATAGAGCCCGTGAAGATGAGGGCCTCTCCTTCCGACGGGGCGGCGTTGCTCAAAGAATAGCCAAAGAGCCCGGCGACATTGGGATCGGGGTATGAACCGGTCAGGTCACCGCCCGCTGGCCCGGTCGGTAGCATACCTCCAGGATCGAGTGGCTGCCACATGGAACCGGTGTAAATGAGATGGTCACCCTCACTCGGCACGGCGGGAGATATGGGCTGGCCCTGGATGGCCCTGACGGTCGGGTTGGGATAAGTGCCGGTGAGGTCTCCGCCGGCGGGGCCGCTCGGTCTCGCCGTCGGGCTGGCCCATAACTGGCGGGCGTCCCAGATGTCGCGCTCTGAGATACTGCCCTGGCCGCCGTAAATGCGCACGTAAGCAGAGGGGAACCATGTGCCTGTGGGCAGGGCAGGGCGGGCAAGCTCTATGGCATCCGAGTACACATCTATCGAACCGGTCACTACACCACAGACGTTGCTTTCCATGTCCAGGTAGGTGAGCATCAGCCGGGCCGTGCCCGTGACGGGGGTCGCCGCCGACAGGTCGAGTCCGGGCAGGCCACACCACGAGATGGGCGATCCATCCCACAAATAGTCATAAGGCGCAACGAAGACAGACTGTGATCCGGAACCGAGTGGATAGGTGCGCAGGGGGGCGATCTGGCGGCGGTAGATGTTGAATGAGTCCGTGCCGACAAAGCCGTCGCGCCAGACGTGTGTCTCTCCGTGCCGGGCAACACCGGCATAGCCCGCACCCCAGCCGACGGCGGCGTAAGTCTCCCAGTCCACGCCCACGATCTGGGTCATGCCCGGCTGCCAGGGCAGTTCCCCGATAAGTACCGGTGTCCCATCGCCGCCGGTTACCTCTTTGTTGAAGATCTCTACCACGTCGTCAGACGAGCGGGACGGGCGAACGTAGGAATAGTCGGGGCGGTCGGGGACTTGGATCTTGCCGCGCCCGTTCCCCAACCGCCCCCTGGTGAACCTCGGCATGGGGGCCAGGGCCTGGGTAAGCAGATAGGTTAGTGCTTTTCTCAGATCGTCATATTGGCCCATCGTCACATTCTCATCACGTAATGATAATTACACCCAGATGATAGCCGGGTAGCCTGCTGCGCCATCTCCGGCTCTCGGCAAGTCTGCCCCATCTGCCGCTATCCATGCTGCTGTATACGGTGTGGGCTGCTGGACTGCCGCATTACCCGCGCCCGCCGCCGGTGCATCTCGGTTGATGGCGAGTATATCCGCGTCTGTGCCCCAGTGCCTACTCACACCCGCCGGATCGACATCGAACGGCATGTCGTTGAGCTTTGCCCAAGTCACGTGGTCTGTCGTGCGCCACAATTCCGCCGCGCCGTTCAAGACAGCCAGCACCTCCAATGTAGCGGGCGTCTCCAGCGCCCCTATCCACGAGGTGCTGCCGGTGCCCCACGTCGGTTCATCTATGATGTCCATCGCCGCCCCCGAGTCCGTGGAGTAGCCCAACCGGTTGGTGCCGGTGTAGCTGAACCGCCCGAAGGCGTAGACGTTATCGCCAAAGTCCGCCGTTCCGGGCTGGTGCGGGCAATGGGGCGCAGCCCAGAACGTCCGCGCCGTAACCTGGGCGGGCGTCGCTGCCCCAAGGGATACACTGGCTACGCGGTTCATCGTCGCCGCATCCCAGGTCTCCAGGAACAAGAAGTTGTCATAATTGGCGGTCAGGTAGAGTTGTGTGCCCGCCTCGGTATCGAGATCCATCCTGATAGGGCGCACGTCCCCGGTGTGGATGGTCAGCGCCGTGAAGGCCAGTTGAGAGACGACACAATGGTCTGGCGTTCCCCCGGCCCCCTTGTACGTCGTCGGGATGACGCGCACGAACTTGTCAGCGACGGCTACCCCACTGGTGACCGTCGTACAGATCACTGAACCCTGGCTGCCGCTCTGGGTATCGACAGCCGTCCACGTCACCTGGTCGTCGCTGGTCTGGATGCGCAACCGCATATACTCGGTGATCACGCCATCTTTCAGTGGCCGCCGCCCGGTGACGGTCGTGCTGGAGAAGGACAGCTTGAAGGGATAGCGCAGTGGCATCCACCGTTCGCCACTGATAGTCTGGAACCGGGCTACCCATTGGACAGCGTTAGCACATGGTGAATCGTATATCTCCCACACCGGTGGGTCGCTGCCGATGTTAGCGCAGTACTGGGCATCGGCATACCATTCCTGCCGCCCCTGCTCCACGAAGTTGAAGGTATAGTCCTGCCCGGCCACGTAGCCGGTCGGGGGTGCGCCAAGAGATGTCCAGTCCCAACTCAACCCGTCCGTCGTCGTCTTGGCCAGCCATCCGCGCCAGGCCGATCCGGTGCTGGCCCATTCCGCCAGAAGGTAGAAGGTGTCTTTGTTGTGTATGTCCCCGTGGATCTGAAGATAGGTCAAGTCGGTCTTGGTCGGTGCGGTCGCATCGCCCCACGTGTTGGGTGGGTCCGACAAATAGATGGTATAGTCCTGCCAGTTGTTGCCCGCATCGCTGCTACGGGCAACGAACCCGCCACCCGCACCCCACAAGATGGCCTGCGCCGGGTCGTGCCCACCCGTCTTGTCCCTCCACCAGGGATCCCAAATGAGGTCGGAAAAGTCAAGCTGTGTCGCCGCATCCAGGCCGTTGACGTGTCGCGTCCAGGTCGCGCCCCCGTCCGGCGTGCGGTAGTGGCCCATCGCCCCGTCTGCTGCCACGGCAGGCCCGGCGTTGGGGTCTGCTGGAGGCGTCCAAGATGGCGACGGGGGCAAGTCCCAGGTGGGCAGTTCTGGATCTGGCGGTGTCGGCGGCATGATGACCGTCGCGCCCGCATGGGTGCCCGTGACAACCGGCTCGAATTCCACTTCTTGCCTGATGAGGCCCAGGGCATGGTCATATTCCCGGCTGATGCGCCTCGCCAGGAGTGTAGGGCTCCAGGCCAGCGCCCTGTCGTTGTCTGCCGCCAGGAGGGTGAGCGGGTAGGGGTTTTCCGGTGCGATGGAGAACGCTCCATCGTTCAGGAAGTTGGCCCGAAAGGCCGGATACCGCTGGGTGTCGCGCCCCAGCATCCGCCCGCATCTGATATTGAGAATGGCCTGAGTATTGAGGATATAGGATCCTGCCCCGCCCTCCTGCCCGTAAGCTTTTGGGGCGTCGCCGGGTGCCTCCGAAAAAAGGGGGACTACCTCGCCTTCGGAACCGGGATAGTAGATACCAGACAGCTTGATGACGTTGACCGGCCACTCGTAGTCTGCCCGCTCTTCTATCGTGGCATCGTTCGCCCAGATAGCTTTAGCCAGCGCCTTTTGTGTGGTTTTGGCAGCCCTTTCGGTATCAAGCATCAGTTGGTGATCGACAATATGGTGAAGTACCCCCTGGTGATCACACACCACGCGCCCGAAGGCATTTTCCATCAGACCGCTGATATTGGCATGGAGGTTGTCGGGTGCAAAGTCCTGGCGGGCGATCTCGGGGCGATATTCACACGGTAGGATGGGAGCCATGAGCGAGAGGGTAGAGCGCCAATGCCACAGAAATGACAGCGCCCTATCCACGTCGAGGTGCGAAGCGGTGACCCACGAGGCCGGGCCGCGCTTGTCGGTGAGTGATACCGGCCAGGTGGTCGTATTGCGCATGACGGCATCTATCGTCGCCGCCCTGAATGACACGTCGCCATTCATCGGGTCTTGGCGGATGGTATCGCCCAGGAGATGGCCGACGAACAGCACGTTGCTCCTGAACGGCCATCCGGCATCCGGCGTGGTCAGGTCGCCACGGCAGGCCAATACGACGAGGGAACCTTCTGGAAAATCATCTATGTCACAGTCGCCATGGACGGTGAAAGAGCATTCCCCGCCGCCCTGCTCAAAGTCCATGCTATCGTTGAACGCATCGAAGTCAGTGTAGGCTACCGCCGTCGGGTCTGTCGGGTCTATGACGAATGCCCAGGTGTAGTTTGTGCCCGTCACATTATTGGCGTCGTGGACGCGCAGGTTGACCAGGTATTGTCCGTCGTCTGCCCAGGTGAACGTAGTCGGCGTGCCCGTCGTGCCCTGTGCGGCGCTGGTGCCCTCGGCGCTCTCGTTCGCCGTCCACAGGTAAGTCATCGCCGTGCCCGTCGCGCTGGGGGCCAGGAGATAGGAGCGGTCGCCAATGAAGTTTAGGGTACAGGTGCCGCCTTCTAGAAAGCCCACGGCAGGGGGGCCTGCCACAGCCACCGGATGCCAGTTGACCGTCTGGTTGTTCCAGGCCAGGTCATAGTCTTCGTAGAAGACGACCTCGGTGTCGGATGTCTGGACTATTCTGGGATATATCGGCCAGAGACGAAACTCCTCTTTGATCGTCAGAAAAGAGTCGTCTAAAACATTCGGCGTCACGTCATCATTCTCGGCAACGGTGATCACGCCGGAGGCAGAGCCACTGACGAATGAGTCCTTCAACCGGACGATGCCATATTCCCGACCGCCCGCCGAAGTGCCGAACCAGACGGTTTGCCCGGCCAGTGCGCCCTCGTTGACCGTGGCCTCATCGTAGCCGATGTGCATGTATGAGCCGGTCGGCCTGCCATTTACCAGAGCGGCCAGCAAGGTGCGGGGCTGATGTATGATTAGATAAAACTGCAATGGTGATAGTTTGGCCATGGGCTAGCTCTATGGTGTCCCTGTCGCACTCAAAGATATTCTATCGAGGACAACCCGTGTCCCCTCGACCCAGGAATTGGCATCCACATCGTTGTACTCTGTCTCGAGGGAAACAAAGGCGATTCCGGTAAATCCAACCAGCTCGCCACTTCGCGGATGGGGCAAGATAGCCGTGTGAAGCCCCCCGGCGGTAAAGCGGTCGAAGAAGAAATCAAAATCTCCCGTAGCTTCCAGTACCCCGAAGTCCATTTCCAGCGTCCAGAAGTCTGAGAAAATCGGCTCTCCCTCTCCGCTCCTGCCAGCCTCTTGCCTCCGCCAGCGTTTGGCCAGGGGATCGAGCGGAAATTGCAGATTGTCCATCTCAAAGGTTCCACTCATCCTATCATCTCCGCTTCAGCCCCCCGCTCTCTCTCAGTGCTTGCAACAATACCGCCGCGATCTGATCTCTATCCCCGCTGCGAATCCCCGGCGGTGCAGACCCCGACAACTTGAGATTCAGATTCAGCGTCGTCTCTTCTTCCCGCCTGGAGGTCATCGCGCCCAGCTTCGACAGGGGGGTAAACGTCGCCAGCTCCGGCACCTCACCGAACTGAGCGATAGTCGGCTGCCGGGCGATGACAGCCCCGCCGTGCTGAAACTCGCCGCCGTACTTTGGAGTAGTAGATCTCCTGGTCGGCTCATAGACCTCTGGCTCGAAGGCGACACGGACGATCATCTTCTGCCGCCGTCTGGCGGCAAAGCTCTCCATGAGCTGGTCGATGTCACCCCCCACGCCGAAGGTCTTGTTGAGCACCTCCAGGATGCGCTGGGCACCCTCGGCATTCAGGGCTTCCTCATCCGATAGCTCTTTGGCGATCTGGGCCAGTCGGTCGGATAGTGCCCGCTGCAACTCTGCGCGCCGCCGGGCATAGGCCGCATTCTCCGAGGCGATCTGCTGGGCTTCCGACTGTTGCAGCTCTATCAGTTGTTCCCGGTGCGCCTTCTGCTGATCGGCCAGTTGCTTGGCGAGACTTGAGCGGATCTCCTGTTGTCGCCGTCGTTCGTCATCGGCCAGTTCCCGCAGCCGTATGGCCTGGTCTTCCTGTTCCCGCTGGCGGCGCGTCTGGAAGTCCTCTGTCCGCTCCTGTTTTTCCCTGGTAAATTTGCGGCGCAGGTCTACGACGGCTCGTGCATCCCGGTTCTTGACAGCATCCGCCAGTTCATCCAGGTACTGGAACTGCAAGCGGCGCATATCGCGATTGAAGTCCTCTTGCTCCCGTTTCTGGTCGGTACGAAAGCCCTCCTCGATGTCCTTCCGCTTGCGGGCCGTCTCCTCGGCCAGATCCGCCAGGTCTTCTTCGGCCTTGTCGATCATGTCCTGGCGGCGACTTTCATAGTCCTTGATGATCTGCAACCGTCGCTCTGCCGTCTTTTCGGAGATGGCTACCAGCCGCTCGCCGTGCTCTACATCCAGTTCCTCCAGCTCGCGGTCCATCTTTTCCGTGGCATCGATCATATCCGTCGCCAGCGCATCTATGATGTCACGCTCGGCGTCTGATACTTCTTCCAGAGTATCAGCCTGATCCTGCAAGGCTTGGGTGCGTTTGTCAATGGATGATATGGCGTCCTCTTCCGCCTTGGCATGCTCGGCAACCCGCTTATCATGTTCTGCTAGAATATCGCCCAGCCGCGCCAACACATCCACGTCATTGGTCGTTGCCGCCGTGAATCTGGCCATGGTCGGGATGGCCAGCTCCAGGGCGGCATTGATCTTGTCTATGGCCCACTTGAGGGCATCAAGCGGCTTGATCGTCCCCTCGCTACCTAAGAGGATCAACATCTCTAGCAGGGTGCGGGCATTCTCTGCCGCATCCCACAACTGCTGAGTGATCTCAAGTAGCTTCTGTGTATCCAGCCCCTCCAGTTGCTCGAAGAGGCCGGTCGTCAGAAAATCGGCCACGTTGGCCGCCACCTCGCCAAATGCCTTGGCGATGGCCTCTATCTCTGGCCGCTTCTCTTCCAGAATCTCAAGGAGTTTCCCAGCACTCTCCCGCAGTTCTTCAAAGAGGGGGCCGCCCCCGATGCGCATCAGGTTGGTGGCGAAGTCCTGGAGGTTGCTGATGATACCGGCCAGAGTTCCAGATAGGCGATCCATGTTCCCGGCCCATCGTTCGCCGACTAGCTCATTGAACTTCTCCCACAGTTCTGCCCCGCTGGCTCCTTCTGCTTGCATCTTCTCAAGCTCTGCCCGCGCCTTGCCCGTCATCGCGCCCATGACTTGGAGGCGCGAAGCAGCAATACCAAACGGCCTGCCGGACTGCATGGCATCGTACATCCGACCCACCCACAAGGCGACTTCATTGAACTCCCGCCCGACACCGGCGGCGATGTCGCCGACCATCGTCAGGTTCTTGCCCGTCGCCAAGGTAGTCCCGCCGAAGACCTGCAATACCCGGCTGGCCTCTACGATCTCGGGTAACTCGAATGGCGTCTTGACGGCGAACTGAGTCAGCTCTTCGATGCGCTGGAGAGCATCTTGCTCTGAGCCGAGAAGGGTCGTGAACTGAGTGGCATAGCTTTCAAACTGGATATTGGCAGCGATGGCCTGCTTGGTAATTTGCTTGAATGCCTCAACCCCGGCCTTCCCGATGTTGATAATGGTTCTGACGACAGCCTTGGCCGCGTTTTCTACATAACGCAATATGGTGCTGAATTTTATCGCCGACTTTGCCGCTTTATTGAGGCCCTTGCTGCCCTTGTCCGCCATGTCTGTGAGTTGCTTTTCAACACGCTCGACACCATCTGCGGTCTGCTTCAGCATTTCATAAACGTCCGCCTCTACGCGAACATATACGGTTTCGATAGGATCACCGGCTTGCGCCATCGTTCCCCTTTGGCATTGTTAGCCCAAGCGCCCGTAAAGATGCAAAGAGCGACTTGAAATCATTGGCCTCATCACAGGCGGACAAAGCCTGTACTATCTCCTCTGGCAATGCATTTCTGGCGACCCATTCCGGATCCTTGCCGATGAGAATGGACACAGCCTTGGCCACATCCCCTGGGGCGCGCTCCATCTCCCCAGCCATGACCGTGACGACGGCCCTCAAGAACCCACGCCGCTGTGGGCCGTCTTTTTCTTGCAATGCTTCTGCTAGCATGGGCAAGTGCCTGTCCAGCGCCCCGACATAGGGCGCAATGAGCAGTAGAAACCGCAAGGCATTCTCAAGCCCCATGGGGCGGACGGCGATGCACTCACCACCGATGGTCACGGATAGCAAGTCAGCCTTGTTGTGTTTTCGCCTGATGCGCTTCTTCATGGCGTCAAATGGATTACGCATCGCCGCCCTCCCTATGAGGCTTGAGTTTCGACAGATCTATGATGTGATCGGCCATCGGTAGATACGCCCGATTGATCCTGAACGTCTTCCGCTCTTTTCGCCCAGACATCCACGCCGGGCGCGGTAATGGCCTGAAGCTCATCGTTTTCGTCGCCTTGTCATAATGATATGCCATCTCGGATAGCACACGTTGCCTATCTTCCTCATCGTATTCAGAAACCAGGATCTCTTGCAGGTAGCACATGAGCTCTTCCGGCCACAGGTCGAAGATCTCTTCCCGCGTCCAGCCGTACCGCGAAGCCAGCCGGTGAACCCACAGCGCATAGCCGCGCCCTGGGTAGTCATAGGCCAGTGCTCTCGATTTGTCAAACGTCGCCTCCATGAATGCCAGTGAGAATAGTGGCGTGTTAAGCTCCATCAGCGCAATGAAAGCGGCGATCACCTCAGCGCCGGTCGCATCGAGGTGATCGCCACAAGCCAACCGGATATATTGCCCGATGTATGTGGTTGCCGCGCCCGCATCGCCCTCATCGAGTGCATCCAGCGCCCGTTCTGCCTCGTTCGCCAGAAACAGGTGGAGACCCAGCCGCGCCCGCTCGACGGTGAGCGGGATGCCCGCCAGGATAACAGTTGCAGACCGGGACGCGATAGCATCAAGGAAGCCTTTCACGGCGCGCCTCCCGGCTATGCTACATCAGCGTCCCCGCGCACGACGGTTGCAAAGAGCTGAGACGCCGGCATGTCGGTATCGGCAAAGCCGCGCAAGGTGACACCGAGGGTCGCCGGTTCGCCAAATCCGTTGAAGGCGATCTCCCATGCGTCTACGAACTGGGCACGATGCATGGTGACACACACATAGTCCCCGTTGTCCTCGTCGTAGACGCTGGCAAAGTAGACATGCCAGTACTGCTGGTTGTCCGGCTGACCAATGCCCATCTTCTCAGATGTACCGACGGTGGTCGTCACCGCTCCGCCGCGCAGGATGTGCGTCAGTGTCGCCAGGGGTAGAAGCGTCTTGAGTGTGAATGTCAGGTCGAGGTAAGACAGCTTCTGGATGGATGACTTGTCGCCCACAGTATCACATCGGATGTTGCTCATCTCGATGTTGCCGGCGAACCGCACGTCCTCGTAGCAGTCCAGTGAATAGATTGCGTAGGTGGCTGAACCCGTCAGACCCCAATAGAAATCGTCACCATCGGGGTTGTTCAGCAGGTCGGCTCTCGCGTCCTGGAACCACACACTCGGCGCGGTATCGATGTAGATGTCCGCCTGGTCTGTGGCAGTTCCTAATGGTGTACCTGTTACCAAAGCCATGATTAGACCTCCTCGAAGTAATGCCTCGCCGGTTGGTTGCCCTGTCCATGGCAGCCCCGGCACCCGGTTGGCTTGCCGGTCATCTGGAGCAATGCCGCATAGTCATCGGGCTCGACGGAAATGATCTCCTGTGGCCCGGCGACGTACCGCGCACCGGTCGGCGTCAGGCTCCCTCGTATGACCAGCTTCGTGTGATAGATACATCTCAAAGTCGGCTTGGGCGGCTCCAGAGTGGCCCTGAGCCAGTCGGCGGTCGTGTCGATGCCGCCCCACTCTGCCCGCCAGCCTTCCCGTTCCAATTCCTGTCGTTCGTCTGTCATCACGATGTCTCGTATAAATTGGCGCGGTAGATATTTGCCGCGCTCCATACCCGCTCGGCCATCCGCGTGGCGTGAGCCATGCCGTCGCACTTGATAGACATGGTGGCGAATCCGGTCCCGTTCAGGCGCTTGCCGATCAGCGCATCGTTGACCAGGGCTGCCAGTTGGTCGGCCTGGCGGCTACTATCGCTCTCGCTGTAGCTGTAGACGGTGAAAGTGAACTCGCCGCTGGTCAGGTAACAGGTGCCCATGCCCGCGTCCGGTAGCTGGTCGCCGACCGAGGCCCGAACGGCGGGATAGGTGAATGCCGTGCCCTGCCATTGCGTTTCCCTGATCTCATCGCCCGCACTCAGGGCCGTTAGCCAGTTGACCAGCGCCGTATCGGCCTTTAGCCCGGCGACGATCGCCGCTTGAATCAGGTCGTTGCCTATCATGGCTGCCTCAGTGCCCCCGCCACGCTCTTTAGGATGAGCTTGCGGATGTCGCTCACGCTCTCGTTCAGGGCAGGGCGAAGATAGGGCTGCGCCTTTACCGGCGGGCGGGTAACGTGGGTGAACACATACTTGCCCGTCTTGCTGGGTGTAAGGCCCGCCGGTGCATTCGGCCAATTGAAAGCCAGCGCCTGTTTGGTCTTGGGATAGATGACCAGTTCGTTAGGGTCTCCAAACTCCTGAATCCTGGCGTATTCTACGTTAGTCCCCACGTCAATGGCCATGGCTGTACGGCCCTGCTTGTATGGCTTGCCCTCGTGGATTGATCTTTTCAGCCGCCCGGTGTCCCTGGGTGCTTTCCTCGTGGCCCGCTGTGCCACCAGCTTGCCAGACAGGATAAGCCCGATCCTCATCCCGTTATCGGCCTTGGCTGCCAGTCGTCTCAATTTGCCTGCCGTCTTTGTCGTGGTTTTTGCCATTTTTCATCACGTAATGATAAATAGAAAACGCCCCGAGCTGTTACGCTCAGGGCGTTTGTGGGAATGGGGCGCTCTATGGCGCTATATTTAGGACTTTATGTGTCTTCTTTGTCCGGTGCCTTGTAACCAGGATGCCTTTCCGGCTCCTGATGCTGGCCCACGTAGGCCAGTCCAAAGGCGGACAGGTCAATGTATTTAATTATACCACGATTCACTATTTCAATCAAGCAGCGCCGTGGGTCAATTTTGCACCACAGGCGCGTCTTGTCTCTGATCTCTATCCAGTTCATTGCTGGCTCCTACTCCTGACGATGCGGCTCACAGTGTACTGCTTTGGCCCGTACTTTGCCCGTCTGCTTGATGGCTGTACGCCCAACACGCGAAACCGGTCGTTGTAAAACTCGTGGGTCAAAGGCCATACGACTTGAATCTCATCCCGTTCGTAGACCGTCAGGTTGCGCCCCTGTAGCAGCAAATCGCCAATTTTGTCCACTTCCATCCCTTGTTCTAGAAGCATCTGAGATGGGCGGCGCAAGGTCAACCGGGCATAAATATCCTGATAAGCCACCGTGCCGGTGATCATGGCCCCACCAACCACGTCGTCTGTGTCCTCGGTCATACGCCAGATATTGACCCTGATGTTTAGCCCGGCGGTCATTTGCATCGCCCCTTGAGTTTGGCCCGTACCAGTTTACAATCATTTTCTGGAAGCGTGAGCAGCATATCATATCGCCCAAACTGGCAGACACAATTCTGTCCCACAAAGGCCACGAAGTTCAGGTTGAGCGGCATATCCAGGGTGGGCAACCATATCCAATCATCTGTAGGGCCTTTGGGCTTTTCCGGCCCCGGTTCTTCCGGTTCTGGCTCGGGTTCCGGCTCGGGTTTTGGTGTCGGCTCTTCCACGATCGGATCGGACAAGGCAGGGCGTTCCACCGCCCCGACTGCCCCGACGACGGCCTTCATGCCCCCGCCCTCTTTGCGCCAACAAAAGTCTTTCCATTCCCGCTGTGGTGCTGATAGGATGAATGCGCTGGCCGATCCCAGATAAGAATACTTGAACAGCTCCCGATAGTAGGCTACATATTCGCTTGCAATAACTTCTTCACTGACCGGATAACCTGACTGGCAATTTGAGTTGCCAAACTCGGTGATCTCTATCATCTTGCCAGGATACTTGCCGTGGTAGTGTAAGAAGCGCAGGCCCCAGAAGTCGGACAGGTGGTTGCCCTCTGAGCCGGTCGGGTTCTGCCAGTAGCAGTGGCAGCTCAGCCAGTCGGCCCTCTCTATGGCCGGGCGGCAGATGTCCAGCCATTCCAAATCTCGGTGTGGGATGGCCAGCCCTGGAAAGCCGAATGATGCCCAGGGAAAGGCGGCTTTCAGGCAGTCATAGACCTCTAAAAACCAGTCGTTGAACGCCCTGGCATGATCGTCCGTCTGCCCCCATCCTTCGATGCCATCAGGATGGTTTGGCTCGTTGTGGACTTCGAACTTGGTGACTATGGCTTCAAAATTGGATACTTGTAGAGATACATGCTCTACAAAACGGGCAGGCGATATTGCATCGCCTGTTGGCATAGATGCATAGAGCCTTACCAGTAGCTCTATGCCTTTGAACGATTCAACCAGGCGGTGAGCGACAATGGGATCGGTAAAGCCCATCAGCTTGACAGCTTCCAGCCTCGCCGTTCCAACCGCCTGGTAGTCTGCCTCTTGCCAGGTGGACGCATTGCGCCCATTCACGCCTATTCTGCATGTTCTAGCCACTGTTTCCCTCCAGCGCGGCAAGGAACTTATCTGCTTGTTCCCTATCACTTTCTTTTTCCAGGTCTGGCAACATAGAATATTCTGTATTCATCTGACGGCTCCACCGTTTCACAGCACATGCCGGTATGGTCATAGTCCCATCTTTATTTTGACTACACTTGCCGAACAAGTATTTCATCCAACCAGACCATTGGCTATGTGCAAGTTCTGCTAGTCGTTCTCTTTGACGATCCATCTACCACCCCAGTTTCATCGCGCCCATCGCCTTGAACTCTCTGAGCATATTGGCCCCATAGTTGGCCCGCGCTGAACTGCCCATTGCTGTATGTCTAAGCTTTGTTCGTGTCTCCGAGTAGCCCCCAGCCCCGAAGGACTGTACACCGGGATCACCAGGACCCCCTTCCGCACCAGATGGATCAATCATCTGTTCTAGTGCCAAGTCTGCCCATGTCGTTAGCCCCTGAAGCAACCTCGGATCGCTGGCTGCCTCAGCAGGCAACCCAGCCCGATAGACCACCCGGAACTGATATGGCACGCCATAGCCCCATGGTGATGCGCTACAGGAACAGCATGATGCACAGGCCGCCCGGACGGTATTGCCCACCTGTCGTACATCCAGGATCCCGTTGTCTGCATCTGCCAGCCATGCGCAGCCCTCTATCTCGATAGCTGTATCGGCACATCCACAACCCGCCTCGTGGATAGCTGCCACACTGGCGATGCTGGATATGAAGCCGTGGTCAAGCTTGACCATCTGAGACATGGGCGGCCATTGATAGGTTCCCGTGACGGTGGTAGGCGCAACGAATGTCCCGATCTCTTCGACGGCCTTGCCTTCGGCGATGCAATATGCTGCCGTGCGCTGGGCAGCCGTAGACGTGCCGGTCTGGCCGCCGTAGGCCGTGAATATCGCATCCGTGAGAATGCTTGGCGATGAAAGAACGTAGAGTGCCATAGCGCACCCCCTCTATGTGCCCCAGATGTAGTTGATCACTGCGCCACCCGCCGCCTGAATGACGCGGATGCGGGTCGTATCGCTACAGGCGATGATCGCCGGTGGTTCCGTCGTGAGCAGTAGAAAACCAACCGTCGCCGTCGGAACAGTGCCGTCCAGTGTATAGCGCACGTTCTGGGTATCGCATTGGATCATCAACTTGTCTGCCCCATCAGGCCGCGCCGCACTCAGGTCTACCGCCGTTCCCAGGGCCGCATTCCGCGTGTGACTGCCCACCGGGTCGAACGGCGCAACCTGAATCTGTTGTCCGTGTGCCATCAGGTCTTTCGGTCTGTATGGTTCACTCATCGTATTGCCTCCTTAGCAGAACCTCCACATATCCCAGGCCAGCAAGTGCCCGCACCTGGCCCGAAAAATCATCTCGTTCCGTTTCAGTGCAAAGCCCTGTCCCGTCGCCCGGATCGAGCCGCCAACGTGGTGGGTGGCGACGGCCTTGGGCTGATAGACCACCTGGTACTCGTTGCCCCTGGCGGCGATGCAAAATTCAACGTCCTCGTAAGTGCCCCTTCCATACACCAGGTTGAAGCCGCCCTTGGTCGGATCCCCGATCTGTTTGTAGCGAGCTGCAACCTTGTTCCACACCTCCCGGCGGGTCATGATACACCCGCCCGTCACGGCCTGGACAACCCGCCGCTCGTTGACCTTCGGGTGGTCTGCATTCCAGCCGATGTTGGCATGAACCACGTTGCCCTGGATGTCCACGCACAGCCCGGCGTGTTGGATCGTTCCCGCCGACTGGATGGGAATATCCGGGCCATCCGGGAACAAGAGCTTGGGGCCGACCACGCCGACTTTTGGGTCATCGAACTCGGCCAACATGGCCTGGATACAGCCCGGTTTTAGCACGATGTCTGTAGACAAAAACAGGATGAATTCCGACCGCCCTTGCATCGCCCCCCGATTGGCCGTCCCTGGAAAGCCCTGGTTTTGCGCATTCTTGAGGATGGTGTATTCTCGCGGCAAGGTCTCGTAGTAGGCCAGCATCTCATCCAGGTTTGGGCTCTGGTCATCTACCAGAATGACGGATAGTGGCACGTCGCCCCGTGTCTCACCCAGCGATGTCAGGCATTGCTTGAGCAAGTCCAGCCGGCCATAGACCGGGATCACCACGTCAAGCAATGCAGTGGGCCACGTCACATTCCTGTTATGCGCCCGTTGGTTTTTGCCCTTGCGCCGTTTGGTCATGCCTGCTCGATTCTCATCACGTAATGATAATTAGGCCGCTTTAGGCCCGCGTCATGGCCGCGCCGCACTTTGAACATGCCATCTGATAACACGGCTGGCCAACTTTGTGCTTTGCTTTGTGCCCACAACTCGGACAGACACAATAACCGCCCGGCCCCGCCGCTTTCGGCCCTCCACCAAGACCACGCCCGCCACCGCGCCCCACACCGCCTCCACGTCTCATTTGATTTGCCTCCTATTTCATGTATGAAAAGGGACCGTTGCCGTCACTTTTCGGTTGCGCGACCGATAGCCACTTCCAGCACATCAGCCGCCTTGTCCCACGTCCGCGCCTGGGTATATGCCTGTGCTTTGTCAAGCATCGCTTCCCGCTCTACCGATGGCATGGCCGCCAGATGCTCCATGGCCTCGATGCCACTGTCCAGCCCGGCCAGATAGCGAAGCGAGTTGCCCCACGGATCGACCATCACATAGTCTGGCTCGATGAGTATCCCGCGCCCATCCCGGAGGTGTTCAGCAATGGCACAGCAATTCGTCCCGATGACTGGCAACCTGGTCGCCATAGCCTCCAGCACTGGCATGGCCAATCCCTCTGCTTTGCTGGTGAGCAGGAATGCATCAGCCGCCACGAACAGAGACCAAAGAGACTTGAACGGAATGCCGCGATTATACATCATCATCCGCTCGGCCACGTTCCAGCGCATGGCGTAGTCCTGAAGCTTCCAGCCCACCGGCGAGGTGGGCCTGGTCACCAGATGCCATTGCGTGTCCCGTTTGCTGTCCTGACGGGTGATGTCCAGCGAGAAGTGGGCGAATATCTCCATGGCCCGGCTCAGGTTCTTGCGTTCCTGGTTGTCGGCCACTGTCAAGACGACGAAAGTATCATCTGGCATCCCCAGCGCCAAGCGTACAGCCGCCCGTTCATCTGGGCTGGCAGGTCGCCACGCCTCACAGTCCACACCGATGGGGATGAACGTAGACGGCACACCACAGGCGGCCATCTCCTCGACACCGAATTGGCTCATACAAAGCCGCTCATTCATGCGCATCAGTTGGACGGCCCACGACATACATAGCGGCGGCCCCTCCAGCGGGAACAGGCCGATATATGGCACGTCGCCGGGCACATTGAGCTTTTCCATCAGGGCCTCTTGCAATGGAATGTCGAGGGCCACCACGACGGTATCTATTGTGATAGACTGTCTGAGCAAAGTGACCATTTGCGGTATCTGAAACAACTTGGCAGGCACGATGCGAAACGGATGTTCATGCTCCTGCCCGTTGTAGCCCAGGCCCAGAGCGATGACATCATGGCCCCGCTTGGTGAGCTGTGAGCAGAGTGCTACTGCTATATTGGCGTACCCGGAGCCGCGCAGATCAAAATCGGAAACGTATATAATGGACATGCGCCCTCACTTGGTCACCATCGGTAGGTAGATTTCTGCATAGCCCTCCACTGTCCGCACCAGCCAATATCGCTCCTCATCCTGATAGGTAGCCTGTCCTTCTGGCGGCACGTACACCCCGATCACCTCTTCTATCGGGTTGCCATCCACGTTCACGCACCCAGCATCGCGCAGATCCCACCACGGGCGTACCCATACCGTCACGGTCTTCGGTTCCGGATCGAGATCGGCCATGAAAGTGAACGGCCCGGCAAACAGCCCGGTTCCGATCTCCATCGGCGTGGATTCTCCAATCTCTATCCGGCCGCCATAGACGATAAATCCTTCGCCGTCCTTCAGCCGCCAGTCAAGATACATCGTTACCGGCTCCATAGATACACAATAAGCCTCAACATAACCTTGTGGCACGGATGGGTCATCCCACCAGATTTCAACACTGGCATATTCCCGCATCAGTTCACCAGAAGGCGGTTTCTCAACCGGAACCGTGACGATGGGCGATTCCGGCGGCGGAATGGGGGACTGGTGCCAGCAGCCTGGGATAGCAGTTATGGTCAGAGTAACACCAGATGCCGCTGCCATAGAAATCACAACAAGAATAATGATGCCAATTGCAACCAATTTGTTCTGTGTCATCTCTTTCATGCCATCTCCTTTTCTTGTGGAAACTCCCCGGTCTCAATAAGTTGCTCCCACTGCCCACAGATTCTATTCCAATCGAAACGCGCCCGCGCCCGTTCCTGCATTTTTGCCCGTTCGCTATCGGGCAATTCCATCATTTTGACGACAAGCTGTGCAAATCGTCGCTGCCATTCCGGATCTGTAGCATTGCCTGTCAGCTCAGCCCCGATTTCATTTGTCGTCCGTAGCGCCCCTGTATCACGTGTTACCGGCGCGGCCCCGGCGACCTGGCATGCAGCAGCGCTGATACAGAATAACTCCTCATAGGTGCAAGAGTAGCTATGTACCTGGGCCATCATTTGTTGTTCAACCATCTTTGTCCTGGGTATGGCCCCGAGGAACAATATGCCCGGCACATGCAACCATGCCATTCTGTGGTGGTGGTTGCCCGGCGACTTTGAGCCCCACAGCCGATAGTCCCCGGTGATGACCAGGCTTGCATCAGGTCTCAGGTGACGAATCTTGGGCCAGATGCCATAGAGCACCTCCAGCCCCCGCTCGGCGATGCTACAGAAGATACACCTGCCTGGGACGCGCTCAATCGGCTCGGTATAGTCGGCCAGTCTAACCCCCAGATCGATGTGCCCGATTTTGCCATCAGGCACACCATAACTATCCTTGTAGTAGACGGTGTGGTAGGGCGAGATACAGACCACGCGGTCCACGAACGGCACGATGTCACGGGCAAAGTTTCCTACGGTGAACTGGTCGGTACTCCAATGGAGCTTGATACCGGCCTTAGTACTCTTGATGTGTTTATTGGGCGATCTAAAGATTACGAACACATCCCTGTTTTCCCGTGGCGTGAAGCTTTGCCGCTGATGGTATTCCACACCGCCATGGTTGCCCACGGTCACCGGGTCGTTGTAGATCCGGATTCTGTGGCCCTGCGCTGCCATCGTCTCTGCCCAGGACATTAGCGCCAGCTCTGCCCCACCCACGCCGCGCCCGTAAATGTCGCTGGGTATGACGCCGATGGGCGAGCCGTCGTTACAGAAAAGGTCAATGGTCAGTGGCATTGCTATCAACTTTCATCAGTTCTAGTTTAACGCCATCCGTCAATATCGCCACAAACAAAGGCTCGTTTCCTTTTAGCCAGTCGTGGAGCATTGTGTAGACCGTCTCGTATAAATGCAATGCTGCATCTCTTGGTGTATCTGGCGGGCATGACAGCGCGACTATGTACCGCTTGGATAGTTCAATCTCGTAGACTTTGGGATCTTCCGCTTGAATTTGTACGCTCATGGCGTTCTCCTTATCCTTCTATCGTCTGTCCTGCCACATTTGGAAAGTCTTTGACGTCTACATAACTTGTCATGTGCTTGCCTGTCTGTGCATGGGTGAGGCAGACAAACATTCTGGCTTGTGGATCTTCTGGCATGATGACTACAGCAGGGCTGCCGCAGGTACAGAGGTAGGCCGATGACTCTCGCTCATTCGTTGCATAGATGAAATGGTCATCATAGGGGGCGCACGGCACAAGGCTCCTCCACTCGATGACGAAAAGTTTGTCCCGACGGGTGATAACAGTGCCCGTGAGCGTTCTAGCCGTTTTCGGTGAGCCGTAGTGGCGAATGACTGCCGGTGCTTTAGCCATCACAAATACTTTTCCATGGCGTCTTTGATCTCTTGCTCGGATCGGCCTCGCCTTTTCAGTTCCCGTATAAAACTGGCCTTTCGGCTTCTATGGAAAACATAGATTGCCGCCACTGGCGAGACAATCAGTGTAAGCACGGCGCGAATAATAGTTATCGTTTCCGGTGTCATCATACATCCTCCAGTAACCTATCCATTCTTATATCATACCTTACTATTACAGATACAAGGTGATCTTCTATGGCCCTTAGAACCTTTTCTTCTGAAAAGCCGTATGCTGTTAGCTTCTGTATGAAATCGTTTTTATGCCTTGTGTGAAATATGTAGACCATATTGGTCACAGTCATTATCAAGCAGGCTATGGTAACTACTATTGTCAACATCTTAAATCTCCCTCAATATCTGCTCTATCCGCGCATCCCATGTGTGGGGCTTGACGGCCTTCATGCCCTGCCCCGCTATCTGTGCCGCCTCTGCCGGGTGGTCTCGATAGTAGACCACTTTCTCGACGGCTTCTTCCATCGTCTCAAACGTCACCAGGTCTCGCCCATCCAGGAAAAACCGTCCCAGATCCGGCACCTGATTGACTACCGCCAAGCGCCCCATTCCCAGAAGCTCAAAGCACCTGGCATTCAAGTCAAGCAGGCTCGACCAGTTCAGCCCGATGGGGGCCTGGTTGTACAGCACTCTGGCCTCATCGTAGACCGGGCCGATGCTGAAATGGACGGTGACGCCCCGCGCCCTGAGCTGGCGCACCCACTCTATACGCTGGCGGTAGTGAAGTCCCAACAGGCAGGCGTCAAACTCTCGTGGCTGGTCTTCCGGTGCGTGCCACATCGGATCGTAAGCGTAGGGCAGGTACTCATCCCCCGGCTTGGCATAGGTAGCCTGCATACAATAGAATGTATCGGCCATGGCCCGTTGTTTATCGTAGTTCAAGACGTGTGGGTCTGTCGCCACGATGACGTTCTTGCCGTGTTGCGGCCTACCAATGAGATGAAACCCGGCGTCCACTTGCAGCCACAGGTCGGGGATAAAGCCACGCGATTTGAGTTTCGCTTCAACAAAGGTGACGGGCAACGTGCGAAATGTATGCGCGTTGGGCAGCGCCATATTGGGTCTGCCAGCGTATTTCTGTGGCAGGTTCATCCCGCCATCCCACGGTATCCAGCAACCGGTATATGGGCCAACAGTGAACAGTTCCACGTCCTTGCGGCGTCTAAGGGCCGCCTCATAATACCTCAATATGGCAAAGGGATAGTAGATGCCGGCCAGACAAACCTTCATTCCAATGCATCCTTGGGCAACTTGACCCGTGGGCCATGTGCCTCTAGCGGGTGGATCTGCGGGTAGCCCCACGCAGCATATCTCGCCATTTTCATCTGTACGGCCTCCTCATCAGGCAAAAATAGTGTAGCAGGCAATATGGCGGTGGAAGGTGTTTTCGCGGCCCCTTCATGCCGACCATCTTGGTGTCGAAGCATGTGTGCTTGCCACTCGGTTCCTCAGACCTGATGTCAAGTTCTGCCGGTCTCCATGCCCATAGTGACGGGTACTGGCTCAGGTTGACAAAGACTTCATCTTGTCCCCACAGATACAACCGGTGGGCATAGATCATCGGCTCTGTGACGCCTGCCATGATGGCCCGCGCTTCTCTATGCAATCGCGGGTTGGGCCAGCAGTCTGCCCCATCAAGACAAATCCAGTCCGCTTTCTCTTCTTTGGCCCAGTCTATGATAAAGTTCAGGTGTTGCGGTTCAGGGTTCATGAATCCCGTCGGATCGCCCGGCATCTCTACCCTGAGCGGAAATGACCTGACTTGCACATTATCAAATCGCTGGGCCAGTTCCACCGTCCTGTCTGTGCTTCCCCCATCTGCCACGAGGATAGCATCTGCAAAGCTGTAGCCCTGGCAGAAGCTCTCTATGTTGCGCTCCTCGTTTAGTGTCTTGGTGACGACGATGATTTTCATGCCGTCCGTGCCATTTCCCGCCGTTCTTGGAATGTTGCTTGCCCGAAGTGACGGCGAGGGTTGCCACACATTGGACAAGAACAGCGGCAGGGCGTATCAATGACCATATTTGCTTCTCGCGGACTCGCACACCCTCCCCAATAGCGTATGCGTTTTCTTTTCAACCTATTTCTGTGATGTCGCCGAACAGACCGCTTTGTGCTCTTCATGCCGCCTGCCAAAATGCCTTGAAATCCCCATCGCCCAGAAGTTGCAGATCAACAAAATCCTTCACAAACAAAAAATCGCATATGTCCTGCCACCTGGCCTCAATGATATGTGTACCAAGATAACCGGCCCAGTCTTTTCCAGATGCACCAAGGGGTGATTGCAAGCCAATAAAACTAATGCTTCTTGGCAGCCTTCTAATCAAGAGTACCAGCTCCCACCATCTGATGTGCTCGATGAAATGTGAGGCGATAAGCACATTGGCTGATGGTAACTCAATATTCCAGACAAAATCATCTGGTATAATCGGCTTATACCTAGGTAATGCACAAATGGATTTTTGTACTGCGGCCTCGCATATTTCATAGTTGTACCACTTTATAATGCTTTGCCTACCAAGCATTCCGCAAGCCAGTTCGCCTTTCCAGCCACCGATCTCTAGCACGGTTATCGGACCAACGGCCTCAATTACATAATCCAAGAATCTGCCAAAAGCATCGGCATTGTATGCTTGCTGGAGGGGATGGTCAACCTCTACCAGGTTGTAGAAGTCTTTCATCTCCTTGTAGGTCATCGTATCGTATCGTTCCCGCCAGGCATCAAAGTCAGTGACATTCATAATGCGTCTTCTACGTTATCCACCGGCAAGCCCTGTGCCTGCCTGATGCGCTTTATCCGCACTGAATACTGTTGTGGCGGTCGTGGCGGTGGGGGCCATTGCATTTCCGGTTTCTTTTGATACTGCACTGTGGCCATCCGTTCCAGCGACTGGATGACCCTCTCCTGTTCTATTCTGGCAGGCTCATATTCTCCAGCACTGACGGCATTCATCAGGTAGGCCGCCTCGCTGGTCAGGAGCCATGCGTTGATCGTGCCCACGTAGGGGTGCGTCCTCAAGAACTCATCCGGCGAGGCTGCTGCCATGCTCCCGACGGTGACGCCCTCGCTTTCCAGCCTTTCGGCCAGTCCGGGGTCCATCCATTGGATGTCTGTCAGTTTCAAGTCTATCATGCCGGCGATCCTTTTTTGCGATCCTGCTTCTCTAATAGCCAGCGATACTCGATGTCACACGACATATCCTGCCACATGACGTGCCATCCCGCCCGCTTGAACAGTACCCGCCATTGCTCTGGCAGGAGTGTGTAATAGTGCTGCCCCCGCCCGTAGCCATGCACTTCTATGGACGGCACAATGACGATGGCCCATTGCTCTGCGACCCTGTGCCATTCCATCAGTGTGAGGAGTGGCATGGGCGAGTGTTCCAGAACGTGGCGGCACCAAAGGAGCTTGAACTCATCCGGGCCGAAAGGCAAAAAGGTCATATCGGCCAGATAGACGTGGTGCCCGGCGTGGCTGGCCAGCATGGCGTCCTGGCCCAGCGTCACACCGACTACGTGTTCACAATATTTCCTCAACACTGGGATGGCCTGCCCCTGGGCGCATCCCACATCGAGGATGCTGCCCAGTCCGTGAAGCTTGGGAAGCCAGCTCTTTGCCAGTTGAACGATGAGCCCCTGGGTAGCATCGTCTGGCGGCTGGGCGTACACATCGCTGGTCAGCTCATTCAGGTATCGCTCCAGGTGTCTGTAGTCTCTCACTTCTCCACCTCTACCGTGCTCAAAAACCACGCCAGAAACACCGGGTCTGGCGCAAATAGTTCCAGCATCTCGTAGAACTCTCGTTTCAGTTCTTCCCACTGGATGGAACCGGGGCCGATGGGTCTGCCATCCTTGACGACTATCACCGGCGAGCCGCACGTCTCGCACTGGCCCGCATTCCACAGTAGCGCCCGGGACCTTGAGCGGCAGACCTCACACTTGACGATGTGCGTCTTGACTTTCTTCAGCCTGACATCTGGCGGCTCGACCTGGGCGTCTCCAGCCCCGTACAGGTCTACCTCTGCCCATATGGGTAATGGTTCTGGTGGCCAGTATTCACTTTCCTCTATCGGCGGGTGTGTATCCCCCCGCGCTTTGTACCTATCCATCTTGCGTTGCCACGTTTCCCTATTCGGTGCAAAGTGATGCATCAGGCAGTAGGGCGCGTTCAGGTCGATCCGCCTCTTATCGTATCTGCCCGGTATACCCACGATGCCCATTCGCCCCGGCCTCAGTGATTCATCCCCCCGTATCTGTGGCATCTGGTCTGGCCGCCATGCCCACAGGCTACGCCCTGCTATGCTCATCCGGGGCAGGTATTCGTACTGCCCCCAGACATAAAGGCGATAGGCACAGATGACCGGGGACATGGCGCGTTCCAGGATGTCGCGCATGTCGTTCCTGAGCCAGTGTATGGGCCAGCAGTCACAATCATCGTAGACTATCCAGTCTGCCCTGTCGTCTATGGCCCAGTCTATCAGGTAGTTCAACTGTTGCGGCTGGTTGTTGAAGATTGTCCCCCGAAAATCTAGCCGGGTGTCAAACGGCCGCACCGCTACATTGTCAAACATCCTAGCGATCCTGATGGTGCGATCATGGCTGCCACCGTCAGCTATCAGAATGGCATCGGCCTGAGCATAGCTTCGACAAAAGCGGATGATATTCCGCTCTTCGTTCAGTGTACGCAGAATGACGGCTATCTTCATGCCACAACTCGAAAAGCAAATCCATAAGCCCACGAGGCGATGACCACTAGCGCCCACAGCCGCCTATCGTCTGTTTTTTTGATGAAACAACATACGAGGGGCAATAGACTAACGTGCCAGAAGTAGGGCGCAATCATCAGCGTGGCGAAACACAAAGCCGTATCGCTATCGAAGCCCCGTCGCCACTGCCACCACAATACAACCGCCGCTACCGGCAGGCCCCAGGGAAACGGCGACAGGTTGTGCCGCATCCCGGTCACATCCAGCGACTGCAAGAACCACGGCCCCCATATAATAATAGAGATGAGGCTAATTGCCAACAGTATAGCTATAGATCTCTTGTTGATCCGCTTTATCCCCGCCAGCAAGACGCCCTGTGGCTTGGCTGCCATAAAAACTAGCGCCAATTCTGGGGGAGCCATCAGAGCAAGCAAGGCGATGGCATCCACTTGCCCAAAGATGATGACGGCAAGAAGCGGCATGGTAGCACAGGCCCACAGGAACCGCTCTGTATCACCCATGAACTTATAGACGATGGCCAGCGTTGCCAGAATCAGGACCCCCTCGCCCAACCAGGGGGGCAGGATGGCGATGGGCCACAGAAAGACAAACAACCATGGCGGGCTATAGTTTTCCGGGTCGGCATAGGGATTCACCAAGTTCAGTGCCCCAGGACGAAAGTGGTCATTCCAATCGGGACCAATGCCGGATACAGCAGACAGGCCCACAGCCGCCACAAACAGAAGAATGGCGACCAGTACTAGTTCTGCTATGCATTTACCACTTATCGTTTTTTGTGTCGCCGCTGTCTTCATCGCGCTTTATCCTAAATCTTGCCTTGCCAGAGAATTTGCCCTTGATAGTTCTATTTTTCTGTTGACCTCGCGCTGCGAATCCAAACTTCGTCCCCTCTAGAAAGTCTTTCGATCTCTGTTCGATCTGTGCCTCTAGCATTCTGATTTCACGTCCATACTTTTGCATGTATTTGCTATATGCTTCAGTACGGCCCTGCCGGCGCGCTGATTCTCCTGTCAATTTATCGCGGATATCTACAGCGGTATCCCATATCCGCCTAATTAGACTTCTGCCATCATTCACCTAGTCCCCACTTCTCCATAAATTTTTGCCTATTCCGCCTTGTCATGGCCTCACGCCCCCCGACTATCTGCCCCGCACTTTGGCCGAACAGATGATGCACTGGCAAAGACATGCTCACCAATTGAACCCCCTGTTGAGTGGCCGCATAGCTCAGATCGATGTCCTCATAGTCTGACGGGTGATACCGCTCATCCCATCCGCCAAGGACATCCCAGGTTGAACGGTTGACCGCAATCAGATGCCCGGCCACGTAGGGGATAAGTACCGAATCACCATCTTTCTTGAACATGTTCCAGCCGGTATTGTGCGTCAGCAGCTCGGCCCCAACCAGGGCAATAGACCCTACAAGTCGTTTCTCGACGGGCGTCACGTAGTCCCCATTTATCATTACGTCATTAGAAATGAAGATGAGGATATTGCCCTTTGCAGCATCAGTCCCCTGGTTGTTGGCTGCCCCGAAGCCTTTGTTTTCCTCGTTGCGGATGGCGGTCAAGTTGCTCCCGAAAACATCTTTCCACTGGCTGAGTATCATCGGTGTGGGGTCCGTAGACCCATTATCGATTATGATAATCTCGATGTCCTTGCGCCGGGCATACAGTCGCCAGTGTGAGGCAAGGAACTTCATGGTCAGGTCGGCCCGGTTCCAGACAGGGCAGATGATGGAAGCTGTTTTCACCATTTCTTCAAGAACTCCTTGATGACGCCAAACATGTAGGCCGTCGCCTCCTCACTCATCCCGCCCCAGGCGGGCAGGAACAAGGCCCGCTCCATGCACCGGTCGGCCTGGGTCAGTTCGCCTACGATGACATGGGGTATCTTATCATAGGCGGGCTGTTTGAGCAAGTTCCCACAGAACAGTGGGCGAATCTCGATCTTGTGTTCCAAGAGATGGCGGGCTAATGCCTCGCGGTCGAATGGAGCATCTTCCCGCACCAAGATAGGATAGCCAAACCACGACGGCTCTGCTTTGGGATGTTCGCGGGGCAAGACAAACCAGTCTACATAGTCCATGAACAGGTCGTCCGTTTCTGTGAACTGTGCGGCCCGCCTGAGGTTGCCTTCTACAACCCGCTCGAATTGTGCCAGCAGAAAGGCCGCCTGTATCTCGGTCATCTGCATGTCGAAGCCGATTTCTCGATAGGTATACCGGTGGCAAAAGTCAGTGTAAGGATCGCCGGTCGGCGTGAAGTCGCGTCCCCAGAAGGCCATGCTGTGGACTATCTCGTGCAGGTCGCCATCGTCCATCAAGAGCGCCCCGCCCACCCCCGCCGCCGTGACGTGGTGACTACCGTAGAAACTGAAAGCCGCCGCATCCCCGAATGTGCCGACGAATTTATCATCATACACACCCAGGAATGTATCGCAGCAGTCCTCTATGAGCGGCCTGCCATCCAGCGCATCCACGAGGGCGTCCATGTCTGGACTGTTGCCCAGGAGGTGTGGCACGATAGCGCCGGCGATGAGCGGATGCCCTCGGACAGCCTGCCGTACCATTTCCGCATCGATATTATATGTGCCCTCTTCCACATCCACGAACACCGGCACCATGCGGCTTTGCAGGATAGGGTTGCACGAGGTGGGAAAGGTACAAGCCGGATGCAAGATAAGATCGCCGGGCTTCCATTTGCCCAGCCGCTGGAAGCCCAAGGTGGCCAGCAAAAGAGCGGAACTGCCAGAATTAACCAGTTGCGCGTGTCTCCGCCCGTAGACGCGACACAAGAACCGCTCTGCTGCTTTGGCGAACTTGCCCGGCCCAAACCAGTCATCCTCGAAGACAGCCTTGACTGCCTCAAATTCTACCTTATCCCACACGATGCGGTTGATGGTCACCGGATCACCGGGCTCCCATTCCTTCCACTGCAAGTCAGTCATGGTTGTTCCTTTCTGCGAAGTTCTACCAGCGATTCAAGAACGGCATAGGGGTCTCTAACTGGAAAGCCCAAACTAAGAGCCAAGTTGACGGCTAATCCTGCTTTCGGTGGGCGCGGGGCTTTGCCGATTGCGTTTCCCCGCTTTACGAACTGAATCGAAACACCAGCCGCCCTGGCGATCTGCTGCCCGAGGTGATACCGTGAGATGACCCGATTGCCCGCCAGGTTGAGAGTGCCGCAGATGCCCTTGTCTACAGCCGCCAGGATGTCTTCTGCCAGATGGGGGGTATAGGTCGGTGAGCCGTAGAGCGAATCGGGCAGATGGACGAATTCACCGACCAGAAGCCTATCGGTTACATGCCCCACAAAATCGTCCCCATCCGGCCCAAAGAGAACCGTCGTCCTGACGATCAGATCGTCGTCATTGCCGCGACGTTTCAGCACCAGCTCGCCCCCGAGTTTGCTCCAGCCATAAATACCCAGCGGGTTGGGGGCAGAGAATTCCAGGTATGGCCCGAATTTGCCATCGAAAATGTAGTCTGTGCTGATGTAGACGATCTTGCCGGGGAAAGCCTTGTACAGATGAGCGATCCCGCCGGTATTGACCAGGGCCGCTTTTGCGGGTTGATCTTCACAGGCATCGACGCCCGTGAAGGCGGCGCAATGGATGACGACCTCTGGCTGTATCGCCTTGATGGCGGCATTCAAGGCGTGGAAATTCGTCACATCGGCCTCGATGGGTGCGCATCCCAGTTTGACCAGTTCCCGGCCCAGCCGGCCCCTGTGGCCCGTCACCCCGACTTTCATCGTGGCCCCGTTCGCCGTGGGTCTCCCCACAGCCAGTGATTGACCTCGGCTTGACTGGCAAAGAAGAAGAGGCGCTTGTTGCCACAGCCACGACAGTTACTGCGACGGCGAACAAGCGCCTCGGCGAGAGCGGGCGGAACCCAGGCGATGGAAAGGTGATATTTCACGACGAAAGCATGGCCACTTTCCACGCGTGGGGTAGGATTGCGATATTTGATTGCCACTTCTCCGCTCTCGTTGGTGATCATGCGTCCAACCTCTGGCGCTCTGGCGCATCAGCGCCACTAGTGGTCTATCTGTCTGTCAACTCACCCGATGACCGGGCAGGTGGTCGTGATCTGGCCGGTGAACAGAGCCGTGTACCGGCTGTGAGCGCACCGGTGCTTGGCGATGAGGGCCGTCTTGGCCCACACCTCGAACTGGATGGCCGTACAGCCCGGCGTCAGGTCCCTCAGTGATAACGGGATCTGAGTGCGCTTATACACCAGCGGGTCACCGTTGTGGGTCATGCGTAGACCAAACAAGTCGGACTGGAAGGTAGTCGAGCCCGATGCGGCCCGCGTGAAGTTTGCATCGGCCACGACGGCCAAGCGACCCACCCCGGTGTTGACGAACCCGGCGAAGTTGAAGCCGGGGGTGATGCGGTTGCCGGTCGAGAAGTTGACGATCTGGCTGCCCTGATAGCCAAGCTGGAAGTAAGCACTCAGCAACTCTTGGATAGCTTGTGGATGGCCCCAGATGTGCGTCGGCTTGGCGCAGGTCTCGGCCAGGAACCGGTCGTAGCTGATAGCCGAGATGCTGCCCGATGCGCTGCTGGTATTGACGGTACTACCGTTGGCCTCGGTGATGAGCAGTTCGATCCCATCAAACTCCAGCGTGTTGGTCGTCGCATCGCCAAGGACCAGCAGTCGGTCCCAGCCGTTGAGTACCAGCGTCATGCCGAGACGGACTTCTTTCTCCTTGACGCTGGCCACGTTCTCCATGACGAACGAGCCCATGTCCGTGCCACCCGGAACGCCCTGGCCCCAGGGAATGCCACCGATCAGGCGGTTGATGCCGTTCCAGTTGGCAGAGGCAACCGCCGTGCTGTGCATGATGTCGGAGATGGACAGGGACTTCTTGGCCCCGATGTTCTTGAGGGTAACCGTGGTGTTGTCACCGTCGTGGGCATATTCTTCCGGGCACTCACCATCTCCAAAGGCGATGTAGGTAGAGCCAGAACTGAACGCCAGTTCGTTCAGCTCGCGGTACGTTTCGGCCTGGAGGCTGGTGAAAAGCTCTGGGATGGCCTGATAGGCCGTCAGCTCTTCACACATGGCGATCACTTCCGTCGGGTCGAGCGGCGTTGGGTACTGAGCGGAAAAGTCGCCGGGGGTGGAATACTGTGGGTCCATCACCGGGTCGTTGGCGCGCTGAACCATGCCCGCCTGGAAGGACTTGCCCTGTTGGGGGCTGCCCAGGTCGAGTACTTGTTCTCCTGGCGAGATGCCAGGGCTGATGAAGGGTGCATGAATAGTCATGATAATCGCTCCTTGTCGAGCATTACCACGCGATTATCTACCACGCCTGCTTGACAGCTATGGGCCGCACTCGACAGCCCTCGCCACACCGGCTTGACGGCGATCCGTCGGTGGCTGAATCTTGTCAACTTGAAAGTCCCACGCTCCGCCTGATCATCTGAGTCAGTGGGGACTTGGCTACCGGCGCGGGATACTGCGGCGCTGGTGCGGTGACGCTCTTCTGCTGTGGCACGGCGGCGGGCGCGGCGACTGGCTGCTGCTTGACCAGCAATAGTTCCAACTTCTCTGCCAAAGGGCTGATCTTGGCATCGATGGCCGCGTCCAACATGGCCTTCAACTCTTCCACCTGGTTGGGTGGGCGCGCAGCGTCGATCTCGTTCTTCACGGCTGCCGCCAGCGTCTCCAGCGCCCCTTGCGCCTCGGTGATCATCTGCTCCCGTGTGCCGCCGCCTTGCAGAAGCGCCTGTACGTCAGTCCAGAAGGCATGACCAGGTGACGCTGGGGCGGCATTCTGTGGGGTCCCCTCGGCAGGAATCTGCCCCTCGACCGGGGTGACCGGCTTTGTATCTTCAGTCATAATAGTTGCTCCTTTGACAAGGGCAGGCTGGATGAGGTAGGCATCAGAGACATTGGCCTTGAGGGCAGCCACGCGGTCACCAAAGTCGGCAACAGCTTGACGGACAGCCCCCAATACATCAAAGTCCTCCTCATCATTGTTTAAGATATTGTCTATGACAGCCCGCAGCATTGACCAGTTATCCTGTACTTCCCATTCCAGTTCCTGAGCCTTCATAAAGGCATCGGCATCAACCAGGGACGTGGCCCCCCCGAATGGTTTCCATTCAGGGACGCCAACCGCATAGTCTTGCCCAAACATTTCCACCATGGCTTTCTCGGTCGGCAAGGGCATCTCTTCTTTCTTGTAGATGCCTTTTAGCTTGGAGATGGCCTTGCTTTTGTCTGGCCCCTCGTACTTCTGGCCCCGGTATCCACCATGGAGTGCCGCCCATGCCGCCCCCATCAGGCGGTGATCTGGCTTGCCGTTGCGGGCATATTGGAGATGCCAGGTGGATGGCTTGTCGGGATCCTCAACTGCCAAGAAATCGCCAGCAGGGAACTTCTTGCCCGCTACCGTTTTCATCTTTGCCCGTTCAACAGCCGCCTCGTCGGGCTGTGAGCCGCCGTCACCGACGGCCGCGCTAGCAGTATCATCCCCATCGGCTTTGACGATCAAGGCATCGCCAATGTCTGCCTCAGTTGCCGACTTGCCGACAAGCTCCTCTTTGGCCCGCTTTTCCAGTTCATCGGCCAGCTCTGGATCAATGATGCTGGCGGCGTCATCGTGTCGCGTTACTTTCGCCATAGATTTTTCCTCCAGTCCCAGCGAGGTGCGGGGATTCATCGGCACACGAGTCGAGGCAAAGTGGTCGAGTTGGCCTTTTAGGAATGCGCGGGATGCACCGTCAGCACACATCGGGCAGATGGCCGCCAAATCGGGCCGCGTAAACTTGAAATCGCCATGTGCGTGCTGGATGTCCCACCAGGCCGCCGAGATGCGGATCGGGGCATCCGGTGTCTGGCCCCGCTTGATGAGATCCATCTCTGCCCGGACCGCCTCGAATAGCGCCCGCCCCACCGGCGTGGGGTTGAACTGGCCGCCGACCTTGAACCGATTGCCATCCATATACATCTTGTCGGTCGTGCCGGCCTCACCGAAGCCGTCCAACGATGGGTAGTGCGACAGGCCAAGGAATGGCTGGCGCGGCGGCGGCAAAAAGTCCACCGACTGGCCCGTCTCGATGCGCTCTATCCAGTCGTGGAACAGGGCCAGCGTAGTCCGGTCATTGGCCAGGTCTTGAGATGTGTCCGAGGCCACGCCCTGCCAGCGCATCGTCCCATCGGCCTGCAAACTGGCCTTGGTGATGATCAGCTCCACCTCGACATGGGCAGCCTTAGCCACCCACTTGTCACCGACCTTTTTGTAGTCTCGCTTGACAGCAGACCAGGCGATCTTGGATGCGCATTCATCCCGGTCGGTGCGTTCTTTGCAGGTGCCATCGTAAGCCGAATTGAACGCAGCAACATAGATTTCCTTGCCGTGTGCGGGCAGTGGCTTCGGTGCATCCTGGGTTGTGATGGGCATGATGACCCCCGGTCAGGTCGCCGCTAGGTCTTCCTCACAAAGACAAACATGATGGAAACGATGTTTTGTTCCATGCCGATGAAGTGAGTGTTCATCAGTTCCCATTTGTCTTGTGGGTAATTCTCGCACAACCCAGATAGTACCTCGTAGACCATCGGGGCACCGGGAATCGGCGCATCGGCAATGCGGCGCGTTACGACCTTGATCCACGGTTCTGACTGTGCGGGCTGTTTCTTTGTCTCTGCCATTGCGGTCTTGTCCTCCTGTGGCTTTTAGCCATCATTATGGTTGCAACAAAAAAGGCGCAGACTAGTATCAGTCTGCGCCGTGTTATCCGGTTGCCCGGTTCCTGTTCGCGTTCCCCGTTTGTGGCGGGGCTATTCGGTTTCTGGCGGGTTGACCTGTTCCACCTTGCCAGGCCCTATGATGGTAATCGTATCGACGATCCCATCGTGTGGCACATCTATTATAGCAAAGTATCTGCCTTTTGTCAAGCACCTCAAACGGCGGATGATATTCATGGCCCAGGCCGGCCACTGCTCTGTTGGTGTGCTTGGCGTCAATGAGGACATATTGAGTCCTGATTAAAACGGCTCAAAATGGGCTATTTTAGGGCTAAAAACACGATTTGTCTTGACTTTTGCAGGGTTATGGTGTATTCTGGATATAGAAAATAAGACTGCACAGGAGATGCAAGATGAGCGAAAAACTTGAACAGGCAGCAGAGCAAATCAACGAGATTCTTGAAAAGGCAACAAATGGCTGGTACTTTGTTTCTCCTGGCAAACGAGCACTGACTTGGTTCAAGTGCTATGAAGCACATCGGTTGGTAACAGGCGAGCGGGCTGGCTATAGCATCAGTAGAACAGAGGCCCGCTGGATACTGGCCGCCCATAACATTGACCTTGATGCAATGCTGGCCAGTGTTGGGCTGAAATAGCCCAGCGAAAGAAAGGAACCGAACAATGACCACAATCTCAAGCTACACCCATGACCCCGACTGCCCTGTCTTGTTGGGCAACGAAGAAGCAAAAGCGGCTTTCCGCTACGAGTCCATCACCCTGGGACAAGGCGGCTGTCCGTTCTGCTCGATGTCCGTTGAGACGGAAACCGAGCTTGAGGACATCATGGCCCTTCTAGAGCGGGCCGTTCCTGCCAGCGCCCAGGACTAGCAATTCTCATTACGCAATGAAGATTGGAGATTGACGACGATGGCAATCAGCCTCGATAGCTTGCAGATTGTAATGCCACAAAGCCAGCAATATACTGACTGGTACTTGGCATCACATCGAGTTTGTTTATTCCACATTGTAAATGTGGAGACTGGAAAAACATATTGTGGCCGAGACCCAGACGGTTGGGATTGGCCCATGCGAGATATGGCAAACCTCCACGGCAGGATTGAGGTTGAGCCGAACCCAGACAGTTTTTGTCTAGTTTGTGCAAGGCACTTTTCCACAGATCAATAAGGAGGTGATGCACATGCGCTTTTTCAGCAGCGGCGTTGTCAGTACATATAATATGTAGCTCCCGGCGTCCTGCTCGCCAATCATTCAACAAGGAGGTGAGGCACATGCAAGGCCCCGTCCCACGAGGGGCCTTTGTCTATTTCTTGCGCTTCTGGCCGCTATGCCTGTAGCGCGGTCCGTACTGCTTGCGTTTCGCCATGCCGCTTGCTCCTTTCTAGAGGCAACCATAGTCCATCTTCATAAACACACTCTGGCTTTATCTTATCACGGCCCAAGAGCACTCGAAGAAAACCAAGGCGAATTACACGCACAAAAACACTTTGGCCAATGCGATGGTATCCCACCTCATAACCATGGGAACCAACAGACCAATGCTGACGCCATCTAAGACGAATAGGCCACAATTGATAAATTTTTCTGGCCTTCCAGCTATTTCCACAACAAGCACAAAAATAGTTCCCGCTTCCATCACTTGCCACTCTCACACCATATTCCTTTCTAGTTATTCCCCTGTCCACACTTCCAAGTCCCCCGCCTTGCTCATCAGTTCTTCCTCGTTGAACTCAATATGGCAGTGACATACCGATGGATGCGCCGGCGGCCCCGGTATCGAACTGGGGCCAAATACGCTTTCATACATATAGTCCATCGCCACGAAGTCCAGATCGATATTAGATTGGCAGACTGGGCAGGGACATTCTTTGCCTGCCGTCGCCCCGGTGTGGATCCATCGCTTCTTGGTAAGGCCCATCTTGTCCCACTGACCCACACGTCCCCGTGTCTCTGCCGCTGCCACCTCGGTATTGACGATGGACTTTGTGCGGTATTCGCTCATATGCGAAAGCTCGTTTTTAGACTGCCCTATGACACCTTCAGCATAGCCCCCCTCTTTGAGTATCGCGCTGACTTCTTCCCCGTCGCGGATCATTTCAGCAATCTTGGGGCTGGCAAGCCCTTCTTCGACACCGCTGGTGATGATCCGCTTGAGGTAGTACTTCGTGCCATCGTTGACCCGTGTCACTAGTCTGGCAGCATAGCTTTCCAGTTGCGCCAGCGTCCTGGGGTTGGTCAGTGTGAAATTGAGCCCGATGATATTCGGGCTGCTGACCAGGCCCTCGGTGTACAGCGCCCGCCAGGCCATCTCGGCGGCCACACTGGCCCCCTGGGCATAAGCTTGTGTCAGCACCCATAAGATGGCCGCCTCTGTTCCGGCCGGCAGTTTCCACCAGTCTTCCTCATCAAGCAGGCGCTCTAGTTCATCTAGCGTTTCCTGGTCTGCTTTCCTGACCGGTGATTCCAGGCCGTCGAATGCGCTTTCCTCCCCAAACCACATGGCGAGTCTCTGGCCCAGCCAGATGGGGATCTCGCCCTCTTCCGTCAAGGCGATGAAAGCCTTCTCCGCCGTAGGGAACAGACCCCGCGTGGCCGCTTTGACTAGCCTGAGTAACTGAGCGTCGCCAGCACCATTGACGATCTGGCGAAAGGCCCCGCTGACTACCGATTCCATCTGGCCGAATATCTCCGAGTATGGCGGGACTGCTGATACCCGTTCATCGCCTGCCTCTAGTGGCTTCTTGTCGCCATCTTCAGTTTCGGCCCTGCCGGTCAGTTCTCCACGACCTCCCTCCGATGCCTCTTTCTTTTCATCATCCTCTAGCTCTTCCGGCTTCTTGGCAAATACAGCGGGAACCGGTTCCGGTTCCGGCGGCTCTTCCACCTCAACGGTAATGAGGCCGTCTTTCGTCAACTGCTCGATGGCATCTTGGGTCTGGAGAATGCCCGGCTCGACCAGATTGCGCATGGTCACTGCGCCGAGGCTGAAAGCCCGATAGCGCAGTATCAATGCCTCCTCATCGGCCTCTACCCACACAAACTCCAGGTAGGGCGGCAGCACCCGACGGTTGAAGAAGTTACGTACTTTCTCCTTGACCAGCCCATAACCTGACCGGCGGGCCTTGCGCTCTCCCCGAATCTCCCCGGCCAGCGTCTTTGCCCCGCCAGGCTCCATACCGATGTCCGAGAGTGTGAGACCATAGGAAGCGGCCAAGATGCGGGCATACTTCGTGGTCGTTTCGGCAAACATCAGATCCGTGGGTGGGCGGCCAAACGAGATATAGTTGGCTGCCTTCTCGTGTTCATAGAGGATGCCGATCTTCTGGGGATCTATGCCCTGCAAGAGCGAGGTGTACGTCTTGATCCATTCGGACGCGGCCTGCTTCTCCATATCCATCAGGTCGAGGATGCCAGCCTCGGGTGTGTCGAGAAGCAGGTTGGCATAGTAGGTATCGCCGCGCAGTAGTAGTATCAGCGCCAGATATGCCTTTTCTGGGGGGGCCATGCCATAGCCAGACCTGGCCAGCTCCGGCCTAGAATTCATGATGATCCGGCCCATCTCATCGGGGCTGAAAAAGATCGTCTGGCCCAATTCGCCCCTCACCCGCTGGGCCATGGGCCATTCTTTGTCATGGGTGGGATAGAGGGTTGCGCCATCTACGTGGACGATGCGATAGACGTGCCCCTTGTCCCATGGCGCGAGACCTGGAGGGCCTGTTCCCGCCGACCACCTGATGGTCTCCACGTTCCCGCCGATGGGCAAATCGAGGGTGTCCTGGAGGGTCTCTTCCATCTTGGTGTCGAAGTCCTGCAAGTCGTCGTTTAGCACCCTCTCGGTGTAGTATTCGATGTCCGGCAGGTATTCATCCTGGGCGTTGGTGTCTTTAGCCCGAATCTGCCAGGGGGTAGCCAGCACATTGGCGATGATATTGTCGCGGCAGACGATGGCCACCGGCTGATTGCGCACGGCCAACCGCCACCGCTCTGCTTGCATCCACTGGGGGGACTGCCATTGGGGGAGAATACGCGGCAGGTATGCCGGTACTTCGATAGACTTCTGTTTTGGTTCTGCCATGTCAGTCCTCCGCTAAGGCGAATTAACCTTTGTCATCACGCTATCAACGGCAATGGCCCCCGCTGATAGCGCCAGCATCCGCACCATCCATCCGCGCCAACCACCTGCTAGGAATGCGACGAAAGCAGCAGCCCATATACTAGCGCACCAGAAGCAGTCCAGCGGGCCACCGAGGTGACCACTCACGACACGGGCGACATGGAAGATTCCACCAGGCCCCTCTTCGTAGACAAGAAGGGCGGTCAGTCGCCAGGTTGCTAGGATAATGAACTTTCTAGTACCTGATAAACTCAATCTCAACCCACTTCTTCTTCTCTGGCGCAAATGTCAAGGCCAGCGCGTCCATCTCATCAGGACTGTAGCCGAGCATCTCCCGCAAGGTAGCCTTATCGGTGACCTTGATCTTGCCCCGCCGGTCATAGGCATAGGATGGCTTTGTCAGGCTCTCCAGTAGGCGCTCATCTGGCGGGAGCATTGCCCCCTTGTCAGCACGCAACCATTCTCGGACGGCCCATAGCAGTTGATCCCGCAACTGAGAGAATTGGCCCAAGTCCTCCTCGGCCTCTTCCGTCGCACTCTCGCCTACTTTGATGCTGACTGCCTTGATGTCGTCCGGCCCCATGCGCTCCATGCGAGGGGCGACACCGGCCCCGATGCCCGTTGCATCTACATTCGTTACCAGGGCATTGCTTTCTCGGTGGATACCCGCCGCTTTGATGGCCGTTGCATCAGGATCAATTCCAGACCATTTCTTAAGTGGTGGCACCCACCCGCCATACCGATGACACAAAGCATTCCTGTCCTTGCCGAATTCGGCCACGTCGAGACCGTTGATTGGTCTGACCCCACTTGGCGGAAATTCCCCGAATTGAGCGATATAGGCATCGTACCGGGATCGCGCATCCATGACCCACGTTTCACTGATAAGCTGTGTCTCTGCCTGAGGCGGATAAAGGCCCAGTACCATGTACCAGAATCCGGCCCCGGTAACTTTGCGATGGCCCGCCAGCAATGGTGGTGACGTGGAACCATCCGGCATCTCTGCTGTCGTTCCGACAAGGAAGTCTGGCACTTTGAAACACTCGTTATCCGGCTTCTCATCTCCCGCTAACGGCCTCGTCCATAGGTTGATCCGCCTGACGGTTGCGTCTCGGCTGACTGCCCCAGGGATGAGATTTTCGCCGGTGATGACATTCGGGTGACTGAAAGCAGAAAGTGAGACGATGTTGGCCAATCTGTCTCTCTGCATGACATACACCGGCCCGGCCTTGCGTCTCGGGTTGTGCATGATGAGTAGCCTGGCGTGGCCGCCAGACATGCAGCCCTCTATTCCTTTGTAAATCTCCGGCGGTACGGCATCGCCCTCATCCACGATGAATAGTAAGTGCGGGGCGTGTTTGCCGCTGAACTTCGCTTCCCGCTCTTCCGGCGACCCACTGAGCGGGATAGTAACGCCGGTGATAAAGTGTTTGGCTTCCACGCCCCTGGGCATAGGCGGGGCAATGTTCATCGTCGTGAGCACATCGCCGGCAAAGAGGGCCGGCTTGTGCCTGACGATGGCCCCGATCTCTCCCCACAGCAAGCGGCGCAGGTTGCCGATGGGTGGCGCGGCGGTCGTGTAGACCTGACTGTCTGGAAAGGCTTTGTAGAACCAGGCTGCTACCCTGGCTGCACCGTGTGTCTTGCCCACGTCCGTCGCGCTCTGGGCAACTGTGACCGGATTGTCCCTAACGCTAGTCAGGACCCCTTTGATCTCATCTGTGAGACTGTCGCCCAGGATGTTCTCAGCAAAGCCGACCGGATCGTCCTGGTAGTCTGTCGGGTCCTCAATCGGCATCGTTATCAGGCGTTTGCGCCGCTCTATCTCCGCTTTCGCCCGAAGCTGTAATGAGTACGTCAATAAGGTCTTCCCCTGCTGCAAGCCGGGTGAGCTGGTCAACGGATAGGATTGAAAGATCGATGTTCAGCACCCGGTTGGCATCGCCAATCAGCCGGTGGTGCTTCGCCAGTAATGCCAAAGCAGATTGAGCATCATGCAACTCAATCTGCGATTCTTGCCCCTTGCGGTGGATGATTTTCTTGATAAGGTGGCCCCGTTCTCGCACTCGGTCCCAATTGATTGCCCCTGTCTCTGTAATGAACTGCGAGATGTCATTCCTGGCTATATCCCCGATGCGCTGAAGTACTTCCTCCCTGGTCATGGCCGACGCCTCAAAGTGTTTTCGGATCTCGGTTGCAATGGCAGGTTTTCTAAGGTTTTCAGAACCGACGGAACGCAAAGTGTTGCGGTTGCCTCGGTAGCCCGCTCTTGCTGCCGCCTCTGTTGCATTGAGACACTCTAGATATGCATCCACAAATGCGCGTTGTTTATGTCTCAACTTTGCCATGCCGCCTCACAAAAACCACAGCGCCCGCGCACCCGGCCCCAGGCACGCGGGCGCTAGAAAGGGGGGAGAGAAGCACTTGTATTTTAGCACATTTTGTGCTATACGTCAATTGAAACGAGGACACATTCAGTCTTGATTTTATCGTCAAGAAATAGGGCAATTTCACCGCTAAAACACGATTTGTCTTGACTTTTGCAGGGTTATGGTGTATACTGGATATAGAAAGTGAGCAAGGGAGACAAAAATAGAAAGGAGAAGTGATATGATGAAACTTGCGAATGGACAATACTTTGGCCTTGAAAGACACGAACTGGGCACCAAGCTGGTTGTTGACCCCAAGACGGGGCAGCGACTCACGGTGACCAAGGTCGAGCGGGGTGAGGCGCTCGACGAGTTCTGCACTGTCTGCATCGGCTGGGTTCACACTGTAGCGAAGCAACCAGAACATTGTACGATGCACGATGCGAATTTCAGTTCTGTAGCGGAACAGATGCGCTAGTGCGGCATAGCCGCAGGAGGGAATGAAGATGAGGATAGTTGTCATAACCACGAATTTGCCGCGTGCGATGCGAGAGCGCACAGCGGTTCCAGCGGCCCTACAGGCTGCGCAAGGGTGTCAGCGTTGCAAAGTAACGAAGACGATTGGCCAGTCCCGCTCCGGCTATGTTATGGCCGGAGTCCACAAGGGCAAGCACGCGGTGGACACGCCGCACTACTATGACGTTACCCCATGCGCTGAACATGAGGCGGCCATCGCGGCAGTTGCTGACCACACATACTAGAAGTTTCAATCCCCTATCAAGCGGGGCAATCTTTGTGACTAGTTGCAGGTGCTGTCGTTCTTGGCCTGGTCCTGCTTGTTTCAATCCCCTGGTGCTCATGGAGGGTGCGACGGGCGCGCCCTCAAGCGAATAATGTACGTGATGGACCTCGGGGACGTCCTGGGGGATGAGGCGTAACGCGTGGAAGTGGGAGCCAAAGAACGGTTGGCCGAAGAGTCTGCGATGAAAAAAATAGAGGACAAGCGCAAGAAAGGCATCGTCGTCAGCGTCTACCTGGGGCATGATGACAGCTCCCGCGCCCAACGCCTGCTCGACGACATCGAGCGGTATGCGGCGGCGCACCGCATCACCCACGCCGACAAGCCCGCCCTAGGCAAGGCGATCCGGGCAATCCTCGAACAGTTCTTCGCCACCGATGCCCAGTGACTTCAAGCAGGTCTGACCGTGACCTGCCAGGAGTGCGGCGGGGAGGTGGCACCAGATGTGCCATGAAAGCGACGGGAGGGTATAATGATAGTATCATCAGCTCTTCTCAGGTTTGAAAATTTGGAACAGGCGCGCCAATCGCTTGGGCTGGGAGTGAAGGGTTATTCCCAGCCATCAAAGGTGCGCCGGCTTGAGGGCGATTTCAGAACGCAAAAGATGCCGGCGCTCCTATCTCCCTGGGAAGCGGCGCCATCAAAGGTGCGCGCCGCAGAATGCGCGTACCGGGACTGGTGCGCGCTAAGGGACATTGCCGCATGGAATCGTGTTCACGAGATCCATGACGGCGGGGTGCGGACCAAGGGTGGATGGAGCGTTACTTTGGGGCGTAGGATCCGCTCCGGAAAAATCCCGCCCATCCGGCGGGTGATTTGTGAATGTTGGAATCTCATGATAGGAGAAGATGGGCACGTTTATGTGCCTATTTATTCTGAATTGTGAAGGTCAAAGCCCCCGCCACATCACCCCGGCGGGGGCAAAATTGTACTTATCTGAGCCCCTAGCCCGACTGGGAAATCAAAAGTGGAGTAGTCTGAGCGAACCCAGTAAGCTCAGAGGGGGTCAGATGGGTAGCAATCTCAAGATGAAGGAGGGAAAAATGTCAATCGACAGGGCGGGCGGTGACTACTCAGGCTGTAGCCGCCTGACACAATGCTAATACATCTCTAACGAAAATCAAACAGAAAACTAATGAATTTGTGGTAAACTATCCACTATGACGTCATCACCTGAGTTTGATGACAACCAGCTTGGAGAGCTGGATAAAGAAACCCTCATATCGATCATTCTGGCGTTGCGCCAGACTGCA